AAGCAATACAAATGCAGGAACCTTGTCAACTTGAGCTTGTTGTAAAAAAATTGCTGCTGTATTAATTGCTGCTATTTTTTCAAATCCACGTTTTAAGAAAAAACCTATTACAGCCGAAACTTCGCTTGATTGGAATGTTATTTCTTCTTTAAAATAGTTATTGAATATTTTTTGTGTTTCATCAAATGAAAAAGTTTCCGGATTGTTGCTACGTATTGTCATTACGTTTCCTCCAATGCTGCTTTCATAAAGGTAAACAATTTGTAGTCACCATTTAGAATGTTATTATCAAGATTTGATAATATGGTTGTTTGTTGTTCTGCAGGCAATAAAAGAAAATCTTCATAACTTATTCCTTCTATTGTTCCTGTATTAAAAACTTTTGCTAAAAAACTATTAAAGGCTGTTGGGTTGCTTTTCAGCCTTTGTAATGTTGTTTCTGGATCTCCTTTTACTGTTCCTGGTTTAAGAAATACATCAGGTACACCTGTGTTAAGAGTATCTCTTGTAGGCAAGAAATACCCAGGAATTGTAGAATTTGTCCTAGGAAATGTTGAAGTTTGTTGCAGTTGTCTTGATGTAGTTTCTGCTTCAGGACGGATATTATTAGATACAATTGGCAATTGAAAACCAAACAAACTGTCTGTAATTTTATTCAAAATTGGAACAATAAAATTTTCGTTTGCTTTTACATCGGTAGTTTGTGGACTTAATGTATTATCGTATCCTGTTTCGGGGTCTGTAAATCCTGCAGGCTCACCAAATTCTCCAACAATACCGTTGTCATACAAAACACTTTCATATGCTACAGTAATAGTATTTTCGTTTAATCCAGATCCATCTGCTGATTCTACTCCACCGTGATCCCATGCACTTAATAACGGGTTAATCAATGTATAACTGAACCAATTTTGTAAACTAAGTTGATAAATTTTAATATTTGCAAAAAATGGATTTTTATAAAAATTGTTTAATCCGTAATTTGGCGTTCTTGCAGCATATTTGTCTCTAGGATCAAAACTACCGTCAGTAGTGGAAGTACTAGTTGATACAGAATGATTACCATCTTGAAAATAAAATCTGTAATATTCTTCTAACATTGCCCTAGTAGCACCTAAATTATCATCGTGTAGAACTATTCTTACATCCTGATAGTCTACCCTAGTTTGCATATTCTTTTTTCTGTTGTACTGTTGTTTATTTTCTATGCTTGATCTAAAACCTGGCAAATCTGCACTTTTAACTAACACACCGATTTGTTTGTTAAACAATCTTGTGTTAGAAGAAAAAGATACTTCGTCTGTAGGTTCAAAAACAACATGATATAAAAATTTTGTTTTGGGAGAGAACAAATGCCCATACTGGGTGAATAAATTATGGGCATGCCTAGCATCACGCAAATGCGTGTTAATATCTCTTGATTTTATTAAACTTGACCACCAACTCATAGTAATATTTATCCATTCTAAAAAACACGTAGATAATAAAAAAGCAGAGACCGTATAGACCTCTGCTTTTTATAAGATAGCCAATTACGTAGACTAGTTAGCCAGTAACTTGTGTGCCGCCAATAGCATCTTGGGCAGCTCTTGTAACAGCTTCGCCAACACCGCTAAACTGTTCTTCGCTACCAAATTGTATTGCATTATCATAACGTATTGATAAAGTAGTTGTTACTGCATCACTTGTTGCATATGCTAGTGTGTTGTAATTTGCTGAATCAATGTAGCAACCTACTAGTTGGAATCTATCAATAATTGACGAACCATTAGCACCATTGCCACCGTCTAAAATTTCAATCTTAGTAATAAATTTATATGTACCACCGGACACAGCACTAGATTGTTCAAAGAAATCAAACTGTCGTTGAAGCTGTTGACCGATAATTTTTTGCACATTGTTGTTTGCATCTTCACGCAGTGTTAATGTGATTGGTTCCCATGTGTGCTTACCTGCAAGATAAGATCTGCTGTTGTAAGCGTCGATTGTCATTTGATCAAAAGAGATATTAGGACGAGTAACGTCTACTACTTGTCTAGTGATCTCTCTAATTCCATCCGGACCTCCAGTTGTTCCAAAGTTTTCAAATAAAACTCTAAAACGATATTGTAGTTTAGGCATTAACAATGAACTGTTGCTGCCGCCTCCATCTTCTGTGGGGATCGAAATATTTGTTAAGGTTGTAATTGGCATTCTTTTCTCCTGTTACAGTAGTATTTATGCATATTAGGGTGGGGTTAATGCCCCACCCATAAAGTACGCATATTATCCTAGAGCTGCAATTTCTCCTGTATTCTTAAGTCTTAATGGAATGTAAATAAATTCAATTGCTTTAACTGGTTCAATTGCAATATCTAGATACAATTCATTTCTATCAATTCTAGCAGGAGTATTGTTTGATTCGTCACAAACAACTAGGAAGTCATATAGTGCTCTCAAACCTACAAGTTCAATTAACAATTGATCAGCTGCTGATTTGATTTGGTCACGTGTGATTTTGTCATTTGGTTCAAACAAGTATGGTCTTGCTAGTAACTCCAACTGCCCACGTAGGTAGACAACTAACCGTGCTACGTTTACACGATCCAATGCACTTGCATTTCTTGCACGAGTCTTTTGACCAAATACAACTAGCCCAGCGCCGCTTATAAATGTAATTGGGTTAATACTATTGCTATACAAAGTATCACGTTGTCCTGTGTTAAGAGCAATTCCTACAAATTCGCCTTCGTTGTTTACGTAACCTGAACTTGTAGCATTTGTAACTCCGCCGCGTCTAGTACCTGCAGGTGCAAACCAGGGGAATGCCACTTGATCGTTTAATACTAGAGTTCTTAGTGCCATATGACTCGGAGGTACAGCAACGTTATTACCGAAATTATCACTTGAGAAGCCCCATGGATAATACATACCTAAGTATTCGTCTCTGCTTACTGCACCTATGTCATTGTCTTCAAGTGCTCCTCTAATGTTATTTGCCCACTCGTTTAGTGAAGTTGCATCAGGTGTTAATCTTGCTGGTGTATCACCTACAACAAACGCCGTTAATCTGCGATCGTAGTTTAGTGTAATCATTTCACCTATTAACTCTGGATAACCTGGAGTAGCAATTAAGTTGAACTGACGTGATTCTTCATCACGAATGTCTTGATTGCTGTTTACAAGTGCCTGCAAGGATTGTACAACTGATTTACGCTGTGCAAAACGTCCGAATGTACCAGACCCGTCTGGGTTGTTACCCGAGTCAGTAACCCATCTATGTGGATAATAATCTGCCATTGGCTCGTCAATTACATCAGCCGGATCAGCACTGTTAGGATCGTCTACTTCATAACGGATATTTGATGTATCCACATCAATATAGTTACGCTCAAAACGCTTAACATTAAATCCACTTCTGCGTGAATTCCATAGTAACATACCTTTTGGATATAGTGCTGGATCTGGAGCATCTGGATCTAGATAGTCATTTACTAATAGTTCGTCGATATCTGCTGCTTCGTATGGTCCAGACGTTGCACCGCCAGATGTACTCCAACGTGCATCAGCAAACAAAATGCCATTTTCTGTTGTTTGATCAGTTTTGTCAACTAAAACAAACTCTTCAGTAGTACCGTTATAACGGTAAACTAATGGAAAATTTTCTAAATCAGCAGTGCTGACCCAAAGATCGCCATCTACCAAAGGAGATGTATCTGATTGTTCTGTTGGTCTAGATGCAGAAACTATTGGTCCTGTTGGATTGGTATCTGCATAGTCATTGTTGTAATTTTGATATCCTACCCATGTAGTTCCGTTATGAATCATAATATCTACATCATCAACTGTTGAATTATACCAACGCTGGCCTGATGTTGTCAACGCTAGAGGTTCAGTGTTAGATGCAGTGTATTCTAATGGCTTCCAGTTTGATGCAATCCAGCCATCTACCGATACTGACCATCCGTCGCTGTCGGTATCTGGCGCTCTATAAAGATTAGGTGTAGCTGTAGCAGAGTTGCTACTATCGCCTAGTAAACCAATGTAGCCCATTGCTGTTAAAAGTCCATCTGTATCTTTTATGCGCATATCGCCACCGGTTTTGTGTTCAATTACAACTTTGTTAGCTGCATTTACATAAGCAACTACATTTGTAAAATTAGCAGCGTTGATAGCACCTGCAATAGTGTCTGCATCTGCTGATGTGCCGCCTGCTATTGTAACACTTACTGTTTTATTTGATAATGTAGAACTATTTACTGTTGTTTCTGCAATATCAAATGTGTATGTTCCTGTAGTAAGCTGTGATTCAATCTTTGCCGAAGCAATAGAAGTCGGATCATTTGAAACTCTATAATGTATTTTGAAATCTGCAATAGTAGGAGTTAATTCATCTACATTAGCTTTAATATACAGATCGCCTGCAAGTAAATTTGCGCCGCCGCCGGCTGCATCTAAATTAAACAGTGCAGATTCATTTGTAGTATACATCGGAGCATTTACATTGTTCCATAGTTGTGTATCGTCATTGTACTGTTTAATTCTCCAGTTTGCTCCTGCATTAGGAGTGGTTGTTTTTACCCACAAACTTCCTGTAGGTGCTGGAACAGTATCAGTTGTTTTGTATGTAGGAACACTAGTGTGTGGAGCAATTGTTAACCGAGGAATACTATATGTCCCATTTAATATGCCTGTGCCACCATCTGCTGAATCAGCTAAACCTGTTAATGATCCAGTTCCGCCACCGATTGCAATAAGTCCATCTGCTGTAACACCGTCTGATGCTGAAGTACTGTCACCATAAATTTCAAGTACGCCGTCAACTGCTGCTGCACTTACTCCTGTTATGCCTGCACTGTTAATATTTCCTGCTAGTGCAGAAATAGTCGTGCCTGCTAGTGTTACAGTAGTCCCATTTATTTCAATTTCATCGCCGTTGTTCAAAACAGGATTTCGCTTCGTGCCTTTTACAGTTGGCCAGCTAGCTGCCCATTTATCACTACCAACACTTACCCATTCACCTGCATTTACTCCATTAGCATTACCAGTTGCTTTATAAAACAAACGGTTCATATCTGAAGTAACATCAATAGCGTATTCACCTACAGCTCCAACAGATGCTTTAGGTATGCTGCCATCTAAATCAGTAGATTCAGTAATTACTCTTATTGTTGCAGGAATAAAAGATTGTCCATTGGTTGTGGTTACTGCTTCTCCATTCCATTCTAGGATGCCAAAAGTTGTGTTTGCAGTGTCAAACCAATAAGCCCCGTCAGCAGGTTCTCCACCTGGTGCGGTTGCACTAGGAGCAAGTTCTGATAAATCAATATCTGCTCTGACTACGTAAGCACGGTTTGTTACGCCTAATAATGAATATGCCGTATTCAATCCATATTCATTTAATTCTCCTGCATGTATCATGTTGCCATTGTTATCTGACTCAAATACTGCATCTCCAAATAAATCGCCTAGTTCTCTTTGACTAGTGACTAAGTAAGCCTTACCAGCATTTGCTGCAAGTGTGGCTTGAGCAACACCACTACCAGACGCCTTTGTTTTGTTAGCTGATGTTGCAACAAATATAATCGGTACTGTAGCAGCTGCCCCTGGTGTGTAGAATGATTCGTCAATTACGTTGACTTCTACGCCTGGTGATACTAATGCCATTTTTTTTCTCCTGTTGGATAATGTTCTCTACTAGTATTTACCAATATAATCTAAAATCATACCTAATATCAACGAAAAAAAGGCACCAAAAAGGTGAGGTAAATACTGTATGAGGCCATTATGTACATGCGGACAACGTCCTGCTGCTATAAATTACAAAAAAGGAAACAGAACTTATTATCGTAAGCTCTGCGAAACATGTCTACGTAACGGTGCAGGACATGGTGTTCCTAAATGGAAACAAAGAGGTTATAAAAAGAAGGATGAATGTGAAAAGTGTGGTTTTAAATCGAAACACTCCGAACAATTTAACGTGTTTCATATAGACGGTGATTTGAACAACTGTCGACCTACAAATCTAAAAACTATTTGTGCTAACTGTCAGCGAATTCTGCAAAAAAATGGTGTCCGGTGGAGGCAGGGAGACTTAACCCCTGATTTTTAAAAATAGTACGCATAAGAATTGCTACGTTCTTTTCTAATCTTGCCAAGTCGCTATTATTGTCAATTGTATAATCACACATCCATTGTTCAATACTCATAGAACTAGGATCTTCGGTAGGCAAATGATCTGCACG